ATGGGCGTACCAGAATTAGAAGAATATAAATTTGGCTTCCATGACGACGTGGAACCCGTTTTTAGTACAGGAGAAGGCTTGACCGAAGAAGTCGTTCGGGAAATGTCACGAATCAAAGAAGAACCAGAATGGATGTTGGAGTTCCGTTTAAAATCCCTAGAAGCATTCAACAAAATGCCCATGCAAGACTGGGGACCAGACCTATCTGACATTGATTTCAATGCCATCAAATACTACCAAAAACCAAGTGACCGACCTGCTCGCGATTGGGATGACGTACCAGAAAAAATCAAAGAAACCTTTGAACGAATCGGTATCCCAGAAGCCGAACGTGCTTATTTAGCCGGCGCTTCAGCCCAATACGAATCAGAAGTCGTATACCACAACATGAAAGACGAATTCGAAAAACTCGGCATCGTCTTTACCGACACAGATTCTGCATTGAAAGAGTATCCTGAACTATTCAAAGAATACTTTTCAAAACTCGTGCCACCAACAGATAATAAACTAGCCGCACTAAACTCAGCCGTTTGGTCAGGCGGTACCTTTATCTATGTACCAAAAGGCGTCAAAGTCGATGTCCCATTACAAACCTACTTCCGAATCAACGCCGAAAACACCGGCCAATTCGAACGTACGTTGATCATCGTAGACGAAGGCGCCAGCATCCACTATGTCGAGGGCTGTACTGCACCAACCTATTCAACTAACAGCCTACACGCAGCCATCGTGGAAATCTTTACCCGTAAAGACGGCTACTGTCGCTATACAACGATCCAAAACTGGTCCGACAATGTCTATAACCTTGTAACCAAACGAGCAAAAGCCTACGAAGGCGCAACTGTTGAATGGATCGACGGCAACTTAGGAGCCAAAACAACCATGAAATACCCAAGTGTCTACTTAGACGGACGAGGCGCACGAGGCACCATGCTATCCATTGCATTTGCCGGAGCCAACCAAATCCAAGACACAGGCGCAAAAATGATCCACAATGCACCAAACACTTCAAGCTCGATCGTCTCGAAATCAATTTCAAAAGACGGCGGCGAAGTAAACTACCGAGGCCAAGTCACCTTTGGAAAAGACAGTGCCGGCTCGATCTCTCACATCGAATGCGATACCATCATCATGGACGAATGGTCCAAATCAGATACCATCCCATTCAACGAGATCCACAACAGCCAAGTCTCGTTGGAACACGAAGCAAAAGTCTCCAAAATCTCAGAAGAACAACTCTACTACCTCATGAGCCGCGGCTTGACCGAATCCGAAGCCACAGAAATGATCGTCATGGGCTTCGTCGAACCATTCACAAAAGAACTACCGATGGAATACGCGGTAGAGTTGAACCGGTTGATTAGTTATGAGATGGAAGGCAGCGTTGGTTAAGGTTAAATTACCAATGATTTCAAGCTTTTCATGGAGCGGGTGATTGACATTTGCCACAAATTTGCCACAAAAATAATAAAAAAATTTAGGAGTGCTCTTTGAGTGCTCCTTTTTCGTTCATATAGTTTTGGTAGAGTTTTAAAGAATCATCTTCGATTTTTTCTGTAATGTGCATATAAATGTCAGCAGTCACACTTATAGTGCTGTGCCCAAGTCGAGTACTGACATACTTTATGTTTGCCCCGGATTCTAGTAAATGAACTGCATGGCTATGCCGCAAAGCATGAGGGGAAAGTACAGGGACATTCGCACGTTCACATGTTTTATAGAAAAATTCTCTAACAACTGAATGGCGCAAATAGTTGCCGTTTTCGTTTGAAAATACCATAGATTCATTTATTGGGCTATCGTATGATCGGTACCTCAAAATACATTCATTCTTGTTTATTTTATGTTTCTTTAGCAGGTGAATAAGACGATCATCAATTTTGATCGTACGAATACTTGTTTTTGATTTAGGTGGCGTAATTATGGAATTGTTATGATCATCGTAAGATAGTGATTTGTTTACTGATAATTTATCTCCGTCAATATCTGACCACTCTAACGCCAAAGCTTCGCCTAATCGGAGACCAGTACTCGCTAACAGGTAGAATAAGACGTAATATTGAATAGAATGAGCGTATTTACCTAATTTATAAGAGGATAAGTATTCTAACATTTGAGCAAGCTCATTTTTAGAATAGAATTTCAATTTCTGTTCTTCTTTAGCGGTTGGGAGTTTTATTTTTTTGGCAACATTTTTTTCAAGATAGTTGAGTTCATAGACTGCAGTCTCTAATGCATCGTGTAACACATTTAGATTTGATCGAATTGTGTTTCTTGTTTGTTGCTTTGTTGTGTCTAGGTCATTTACCCACTTAACAATATCTGTACGGGTTATTTCCTTTAAACTCATCATTCCAAACGTAGGTAATATATGAAGTCTTATGGAACGTTCTAACCTAAGATAAGTTGATTGTTTGATATTTGGTTTTTTGTAAACTTCGAGCCAGTCCTCCAAATAGTCGGCCATCAATATGTTATTAGCTCCAATCTGAATACCGTTATTATATTGTCTTTCAAGTTCATTTGCCGCAGCTTGTGCATCCCTCTTTGTTCTAAACCCACTTTTCGAAACTTCTCTAAATTTTCCGTTATCTTTATATCGAATACGAAAACGCCACTTTCCGTTTTCTTGTTGCTTGATACTAGCCATGATAATCAACACCTTTCTTAGACATTCTAGGACCCTAACACTGCTAACTCTTTATCTTGAAAGCCTGTTGTTTTTTTACTAACGCAATATCTCCTTCGGATATTTCTATTTGAGACAAAACATCATTTGTTAGTATTAAATTTAAGTAGTTATCCATGTCAATATTAAATTTTGCTTCATTCTGTAGTAAAAAACCGTTTGGTATAGTCAAATTTTTTTCGGACATAATGAATCCCTTTTCAAGAATGTATGTTCGTTTTTTAGGCAAAAAAATAATAATTAAACTGCAACTTCGTTTCTTACCATTTCTAAAATAAGATTTCTGATAGTAGATTCGCAATTGTAATCTAGTTCATAGTAATCCATAAATGAAAAAATGTTTATTTGATATGGATCGATATGACATTCAGATAAAAAATCGTAGAGTAAATTCTCAATCATAAATCGATCAGCTTCATATTCCATTTTAGTTCTGAAATAAAATGTCTTGTAGAGCTCAATAAATTCTTTGTGATCTACAACATGCTTTATTTCATGATAAATTGTTTTTCTTCTGTCTTCTTGCGAGAGGCTGCAGTTAACGAAGATAGTATGCTCTTCTTCGATATAGCAGCCATCTGATTCCATTTCAACATAAGCAATACCTACGCCACATTCATCAAGTACCTTTTCTAATAACTGCATACACTCACCTCACTTCGAACTTTGTCTACCTTCTATATAAGCGCGAATTGCCGCTCTGTCTATCTCGGTCAGTGGTTTGCCACCAAAAGTCATAGCGTTGTCGAGCATCTTGTCTAAGTCGTCAGGCACACGCTCCTGTGTCGAATTAGGGTTGTCTGTGCGTCCTAGTAAGTAATCAATTGATGTGTCGAAATAATCTGCTATTTTTTTTAACTTATCTGTTCCAGGTACTCTTTTTTTCCATTGATAAATCGTGTTTGTCGGGAGGCCTACTTTGTTTTCAAGTACCGAGACACTAATACTTCTAGACTTGCAGAGCTGCTTAATCCGTTCCACTAAAATTTCCATTTTAATCACCTTTAAAGCTCAGATAGAATATAACTAATGTTTTCATTAGTTATTAGTTGACAACTAATAAAAATATTAGTATACTTCATTCATAAGCTAGTTATTTAGCTAGAAACAAAACTAAAGAGAACCAATAAAATTCAAATTTTCGGGGTCGGAAAACTTAGAAATATTGATTTATGGCTTTTTAAAGTCTTATTTAGCTATACCTATATACTAATATATTTATTAGTTAAATGTCAACGATTAGTTTAATTTCTAGCTATATTCCTAGCTTAAATATATGAGAAATGAGGTGACGTTATGGTCATTGAAGATTTTCACGAAATGGTCCTGATTCAAATGAAACGTCAAGATAAAACCTGGAAATACCTTGGAGAATTAATCGGAACTTCACCGACATACGCCAAGCAAATTGTAGAAGGTATTCAAAAAGGTCCTAAAGCCCAGGAATACAAACGTATAATTGCCAACGATTTACAGATTGTAATAGTAAAGGGGGTGTAATTTATGTTTCCACAACAAAAACAGTCAGTGACGGTGGATATTCAGGTTGATGACGCTTACTGGAAAGAATATGCAGACGCATACCTCAAAGAATTGTTCCAACACTATTTACGACCACAGTTTTTAACTATTGCTGACATGGAAAAAATTACTCGTCGAAAACGAGCGTGGATAATGGAGTACATTGTCGATGACCCATATGTGCGGAAAAACAAGTTAGCTAAAAAAGATACAGATGGTAAATGGATTTTTGATGCCGAGAATATTCGACCGTTTTTAAAACGATTATTTGATAATTTACCAGATTATTAGAGAATGGAGGCAACATAATGAATCAACCACAAATTTTTAATTTCGAACAAAACGAAGTTCGAACAATCTTAGTAAATGACGAACCATATTTTGTAGGTAAAGACGTTGCAGAAGTCTTAGGATATAGCAACACTCAAAAAGCAATCCTAAATCATGTGGATGAAGAAGACAAGGGGGTAACGAAATGGGACACCCTTGGAGGAAAACAAAACATGACGATCATCAACGAATCAGGGCTATACAGCTTAATACTTAAATCCAAGCTGCCAAGTGCTAGAAAGTTCAAACGATGGGTAACGAGTGAAGTTCTACCATCAATTAGAAAGAACGGCGCATACCTAACCGATCAAAAAGCGTATGAGATTACACACAATCCAAACTCACTAGCAGATCTGTTGTTACAAGCAGGTGAACAACTAAAACAAAAAGATTTGGTTATCCAAGAAATGCAACCTAAAGCATTATTCTCAGATGCAGTAAGAGGTAGCGTTAATTCATGTTTGATTAAAGAATTAGCCACGATTTTAAAACAAAACGGTATAAATATTGGGCAAAATCGTTTGTTCATTTGGTTAAGAGAGAACGGTTATCTTTGTCGAGACGGACGACGTAAGAATCAACCAACGCAACGTTCAATGGATTTAGGAATTATGGACGTGAGGGAGCATGTACGCACGAATTCTCAAGGTGAGTTAGTGACAAAGTTCACGCCTCTTGTTACTGGTAAAGGACAGCAATACTTTATAAATAAATTTTTGAATGAGGATGTATAGGAGGTAAGTTGATGACTTATACAGTACAACAAGAACATCAAATTCTCAATCTTATTAGGCTACGTAGAAAAGAATTACAAGATGATCGTGCAGCACTCAGAAAAGCCGATGAGCTTTCAGATAGACAAGCAGAGCTGATTGCGAATGAGCTTGAAGATTTACGCAAGTTAGAAATTAAAAATAGGGAGATAAGACTATGAAAAAGACAGACACGCTTTTTATCGGAGTCATTTTAGGTTTACTCGTACTAGTAGCACACTACAGCGTAGTGGGAGGAAGTATTTTCGCAAGTTTAATGGTTTTGATAAACCTATTAGATTCGAAGGAAAGGAGAACGTATGGATCGAAAAGAAGCTTTGAAGAAAGGAAAAATGATTGCTGATCAATGGTGGCATGACAATAAATTAACTATTTTAAGCAAACAGCTAATCAAGAAACTAAAAGCATGGATACAAATAAAAAAGTGACTCCGCCGGCAAGCAATGAGTCACATACAAAACATATCTAAGGAGATTTTAGCATATGAATAATGAACTTTCCAGTTTAGATCAATATTTGACTAATCAGAAAACTGATTGTTCCACAGAAATTAAAGCATTTGATTGGCAAGGAGAACCTCTTTATTCGGGAGAAACGGTTTATTCAATTGATAATGAATATGTTCGAGAAGATGATTTAAAAGCGTTTATAGAAAGTAGTGTCGGAAAGCCGGTGGAAATATGAAAGAGATGAATGAAATGTCTTTCAATGAGAAAGTGATCTCTGTTCAAAATGATCTGAAAGCTCCTAAAAGTCAGTATAGTGAGTACGGCAATTACAACTATAGAAATTGCGAGGACATCCTAAAAGCTGCTAAACCATTAAATCAAAAAATGGGATTGTTACTGACACTTACAGATGAACCTGTTGTAATTGGGAATCGTTTCTATATAAAAGCAACAGCTTTATTAACGGATGGAAAAGAAAAAATAAGTATTACTGCATATGCGAGAGAAGCTGAGTCTAAGACCAAGATGGATGATAGTCAAGTGACAGGTTCAGCCTCTTCATATGCTCGAAAGTATGCTTTGAATGGACTGTACTTGATTGATGATGCAAAAGATGCAGATGCGTTGCCGCAAGAAAATAAAGAAGCAAAAAATTTGCGTGAAGAATTTTTAAAAACCTTCGACAAATATGTCGAAGAGATAGCGAATGTCACTAATTTACCGAAAGAAGTGGTTGCTGCGAATTCACTAGGAAAGAAAGGATTCGATAGTTTAGAACAAGTAACGGATGAATTTTATTCAGACCTAATAGGCTATTTGAAGCTTTCAGCGAAAAAAGCAGCCCAAAAATTTAATGATGAGCCTAACCGACAGAAACGGACCGTCAAAAAACCATCTTGGGAGGATTTATAAATGAGTAATGAACTATCAACAGAAGTCATCTTTGATGTTAATTATCAACCAAGTGTAATTGAAATTGTTAATGAAGACCAATTAGCGAATTTGATCAATGTAACTGTTAAGCGTTTTGAAAATTTGATTTTTAAAGAAGATGATATTGCAGATGCTAAGAAAGCAAGAGCGGAACTAAATCGAATTTTTGATTTGATTGATTCGAAAAGAAAAGAAGTAAAGAAGGAATTTAGTGAACCTCTTACTACATTTGAAAATCAAATCAAAATTTACAGTGATGAGATCAAGCTAGCATCCAAAGGTATTGCTGAACAAATCAAAGAATTTGAAGCTAAAACAAAGGAAGAACGAAAAACAATTGTTTTAGCATTTATTAAAAAACAAGCAAGTAAGGCTGAGATTGAACCTAATGAAATCAGCCTCCAAAGTAATTGGCTGAATGCTTCAAGTTTTACAGCCAAAAATAATTTAACGAGAAAAATTGAAGAAGAAATAATTACTGAATGTATAGCAATAAAACAAGAAAAAGAAAACTATGAACAGCAAAAATCGTTGGTTGAAAGCTATGTAAAAGCTTATGGTCTTGAGTCAATGGCTTGGATCTCTTTAATTGATGAAGGACTAACTGCAGCACAGATTTTTCCAAAGATAGATCAAGCTGTCAAAGAATTAAGAGAAAAAGAAGAGAAAGAAATAGAAAAGACAGAAAAACAGATCAAACAAACAGCAACGCCAGAAAGAGCTGTGGGAACACCGCAAGAAATAGACACCGATGAACCGAAGTATTCCTTTTCTCTAAATATTACAGGCACTGCTAAACAACTGTCAGTTATCAAACAAACGATTGAAAGCTTAGGTGTAGAGTACTCCGTTGAGATGAATTGATCAACGAATCAGAAGAAAAAGAAGTGATTTAATTGTTTAAACCGCTAATCGATTCATATTCTGCGATATTAAAGCATTTCAAAGGACAAGAAATTAGCGCAACAATCAACGAAGAAGTAAACATCGAACGACTTAAAACGATGTACGAAGGCTATGAAGATGATCGAATCATTGAAATTCGCTTTATTGATCCACGTCGCTTCACAGCCCAGCAAAGAAATTTCATCTATGCGCTCATAGGCGATATCTTCATCGATACAGGCACACCAATAGATTTCTGGAAGGAATTCTTCTACTTTCGTTTTGAAGGTGTCACAGGGCGAAAAATAAGCCTCAAAGACGAATCGGATACAACTGTAAGTGACGTAAACATCCTAGCAAATATCATCTTAGATTTCATCTTTGAACATCATATTCCATTCAAAGAAGGATATGAAATTTTACCAGCGAATCAAGAATACTACTTCTACAAGTGTATTACGAAAAGAGTCTGTTGTATTTGTGGAAGAACAGGAGCTGACATTGATCACTTCGATAAAGCATTGGGTAGACGGAAACGTAAGAAAATTGATCATTCAGAGTACACGTTCGCAGCACTTTGTAGAATCCATCACACGGAAAAACATCAATTAGGTGTGGCTAATTTTAAAAATAAGTATCAAATCAAAGGGATTAAGTTAAATCAAGAAACGATCAATAAATTAAATATCGGCGGATAAGAAAAAGGTGGTATTGAATTGTCAGACAAACAAAAGAAACGTTATTACTGGCTCAAATTAAAAGAAGATTTTTTTGAAGAAGACACTATCGAATGGTTAGAAGAACAACCTAACGGTAAGGAATATTGCTTATTTTATCTAAAACTCTGTCTTAAATCTTTAAAAACAGAAGGTCTATTAGTTAGGAATGTAGGAAATTTAATGATTCCCTACGATCCTGAATCCTTGGCAAGATTAACAAGTTCAAATGCAGACACAGTGAAAGTAGCTATGGATCTATTCAATAAAATTGGGTTAATAAAAATATTAGATAGTGGAGAAATATATCTCAACCAACTAAGCGAATTAGTAGGTTCAGAAACAGAATATGCAAGACAAAAACGAGTTCAAAGAGCAAGGGAGGACAATGTCCAGAAGCTGTCTGGAAAAGGTCGCCCAGAGTTAGAGAAAGAGTTAGATATAGAGAAAGAGTTAGAGGAAGACAAAGACATAGAAAAACAAGATGCTCCTGAATTAAAACAGTATTCGATTCAAATATATTCGTATATTGAAAAAAATGGGTTTGGTAGTCCTTATGGAAATACTATGGGGGATAATATCAATTTTTGGTTAAAAGACTTGGAAGAAGCTGGCCTAACCATTGAGCAAGCAGATGCCTGGATGATCCATGGTGTAAATACAGCAATAGAAAATAATAACCGTCGATGGAATTATCTAGAAGGAATCCTTAAGAATCGTTTTAATAAACGACTATTTAGTAAATCTGCCATTGAGGGAGAAGAAGAAATGCGAAAAAGTCAGCAAGTAAAATCTATAAGTCGGAGTTATCAAAAAAATGTCCGTCGTGAGAAATTACCAGAATGGGCAAATAAATCGCAAGAAGAAAAAGAACTTGATCCACAACAAAAAGCAGAAATCGATGCACGTTTCAAAGCATATTTGGCACAGAAAGCTCAAGAGGAAAAAGAAGATGACTGTTAACCACTTTATTGCACAACTTGAAATGATGCGTGTCGAAGAGTTAAGACGAAGTTTAGCTTATGACGATGAGTGGCTCAATGCGTTCCATACGGGACGTGAGAGCGCACTAGCACATGTACTAAAAATAATAAAGGAGGCGCAGGAAGAATGTTAGATATGCGAATAGAGGACTATCGGATCACAACTACAAGTGATTGCAAAAATATCGTTCTCTCACGTGTCGTACGTGATGAGTCTGGAAAGATCCAATATACCGAAAGTGCTAAAGGCGAGCAGGAAGAAGCGACTTCATTTGTTGGCTACTATCAAACACTGACTATGTGTTTAAGAGCCATACAGCGTGACTACGTGATGAGAGAAGGTCGCGTGATAAAAAGTATTATCGAGTATAAAAAGGCTCTTGAGCGTATCGCTAGACACTTTGAGAGTGAATGTGAGATTGAAGGTGTAAAAAATAAATAAGAAAGCAAAAATCAAACGAATTGCTGCGCTGACGTGTTCGGAGAAGTGGCAAGAAAATGATGAGGCAGTCGCGGAAGTTCAGAGAATCGCTAAAACGATTTGGCCCAAGGAAAAGTCTGGACGAAAACGACCAGGTCGAAAAATAGCGATTTGGCATGGCGACAGAATTCTAGTTACAGGTACAGCTGAACAGTTAGCAGAAATTACTGGGCTGTCAAAAAATATCATATGGAGCAGAGCGAAGCACATGGATATTGACTCTAAGGGCCGTCAATTTAAATACATGGAGGAAGAAAAATGAACGAACTGACAATAAATATTGAGAAATGGGCTAAAAATAAAGGATTGGATCAGGCACAACCAGAGAAACAGATGTTGAAGGTAATTGAGGAATTTGGAAAGGTCGGAGCTGGTATGGCTCGTGGCAATTTAAAAGCCGTAAAAGATGGTATCGGAGACACGCTTGTTACTCTTATCATTTCAGCTATGCAGCATGGGTTGACTGCTGAGGAGTGCTTAGTACAGGCTTAGAATGAAATTAAAGGACGTACTGGGCAAATGGTTGATGGGGTGTTTGTAAAGTCTAGTGATCTGGAGGACAGCAAATGAAAAAACTAATTATGCTCATTGTGACTATAGGAATGGTTTTTAGTTAATCGGCACGTCGTTAATTTACAAGAGTTTCTTGAAAAGTAAGCCAAGGGATAGATAATCTCGCTGCCATTCTCATCTGTTAGAGATTAGCAATTATTGTAAAGGAAGTCGTAAAAGGAAAATTTACCGTATTTTTCTGAGATAGAAAAGCCCCTTTCTGAGTAGAGGCTAAATAAAACTCACACTTTGCTCTTTTAATTGTTTAATTACTTCAGCAACATAAGTTTCTTGAAATTTTTTTTCAAACTCTTCTATAAATTTTTTTGATGTTAAATCAAAATTTTTTTCTGAATACTCAATTAGTTCATTGGGTGTATCGAATTCTGCAATAATTGAAGCACTGTCAAAAGAATCTGCTACTTGTAATGAGACAGTTTTCATTATTGATACAATATCAACTTGTGTTTTTAACATAAATTTCACTCCTTTATATAAGTTTAACACATAATTGATGAATAGTAGTGTGTTTTATAATTCTATACATTCATTGTGAAATAAATGAGATAAAGTGAATGGGTCTCCGACGATACTGAGGTTAAAAACCGTAGTGAGATTCTTTGGATGATGCCAATCTATATGAGTTTACACAAACTGAAAGAGACTCACGGAGACAACGAGTACGACAAACAATACCTACTGATCATCGGACTTGCCAAGTTGCGGTTTGGGGTAGAGGCCAGCAAATGAGTGATTGGGAAAAGGATAATGAAAAGAGTAATGATTAGCAAAGCCATACGTCGCTTAAGAAGTTACCTGTACACTTAAGCTACAAAAGATACAGAGAAAGCTATTATTATTTTTCAGAATATGGAGGAAGACAGCAGATGATACTGAAGTTTCGGGCATGGGATAAGAAAAACAAGACAATGCATGAAGTTGAATTAATAGATTTTATTGATAATATAGGCTATTTATCGATAGAAGACGGTAGAGGTGATTGGTACAGCTTTGAAGTCGATACCATACTCATGCAATCTACAGGACTGAAGGATAAGAACGGTGTAGACGTTTATCAAGGCGATATTATCAAATGTACTAGTGGTTGTCCTCATGAAGTCATTTGGTTAGAGGAGTATGGTGGGACGTTTATCGGTGGTATGCCAGCATGGTATCTTTCAGGTCTAAATAATGGCTATTCTTGGACGGGGGAAGAAGAGGTAATTGGAAATGTATACGAGAATAGCAATATATTGGAGGATGGCGTATGAGCAAAAAAGTAGTAGCGGCTTTTAGATGTGTAGAAAAAAATGACGAGTGGAAAATCGAAAAATGGACAGAGGCAAATGATACAGAAGATATTATCTGTGCGGGAATGATCATTGAATATCTTGCTAATAAATATGAAGTGACGCCAGAAGAAATGGCGGAAACTTTATTGAAAAACATTAGCTCATCTCCAATGGAATTTGAAGATAAAGTGAGGAATAGCGATGAGTAAACAAGAGTTGATTGATAAATATATTGCAGAAATAACTAAATTAAGTGCATATCGTCCTAGAATAGGTCCAAGCATAGAACAAATTCAGTTTAGTCTCTATAGAGAATTTATTAATGACTTAAAAAAGCTAAACGAACCGCAGAAGCCAGTGGTGCCGAAGTTCGTGTCGGAGTGGTTTGAAGATAATAAAGATGTACTGGATTTAGCGATTTTTATGGCAATCAGAGAATTAGACGATGAAGAATGGCCACACAAAAAAGATTTTGAGAATTGGTTAGATGTTGTTGAAAATAAACCAATCGAAACCCTCATCCGCATGAAAGATGGCTACGAGATAGAGCCGTTATATTATATCAAGCTCCCAGGTGGGAAAAATTACGATATGTTTGTGGATGGTCGAGACGGCAATTTAAAAATTTTTCTGAACGGTACACCTGGAACACAATACACAGAACAGCAAATCAAAGCAATTGGTGAAAGATACTGGGCGTTTGCCGTGCCAGTGGAAGAGGTGGCGGACAAACATGGAATATAAAAAGAGACCAGCAATTGTAGAAGCAGTGCAATTCAACCCTAGTTATTCAAAAAATTGGCAAGAGTGTCATGATTTCATCGGTGGTTTTAGTGGCGAACGTAATTTTATTGATGAAACTTGGCGTGAAAAAAATAGAAGCGAAAGAATACCTTTTGTTTCCACAGGTGATGGAATAAAACAACTTACTAATAGAGATTACATTGTAAAAGATGAGTTTGGGAACTTCCATATATATAAACCAGATGTATTTGAAAAAATGTATGAGGTGGTAGAAGGATGGGTTTCAAAAAGGGTGACAAAGTAGTGACTAAAATAGGCTCAGGCGTGTCATTATACTTTTTCGACAGCGAATATTATATAGTTCAAGATGCTTTGATGCCTGGCAGAATCGTTTTGATCGACGACGATAAACAGCGTTTGAGTTGGCCATCTAGTAAATTCGAATTATATGACGAGGAAATGGAATGATAAAAATGACATTGAAAGAACTACAACAAAAATATAAAAGAGGCTGGTATAGAAAAGGAAACACTCATAGATTTTTATTTGCAATAGATCTTAGAGGAATGTTGCTTTATCAAACGAAAACTGCAGTTAAAAAGAACTCTAATCAAATTACAGGAGTTCATCCAGATTTTGATAAGTGGTTTGAAAAAGCTGAATATGTTGGGTTGAAGTTGGAGGAGGAACATAATAAGACAGCGAAAGAGGTAGATGAGAGATGAGCGAATTAATAAAGGAGATTGAGCGTCAGTTAGGTTACGACATGATAGAAGAAGGCAACATGACTGCACGTGATGTACTTGAGATTATCAAGAATTTTAAGCAAGCGCAGCTCAACGAGAATCAGCAAAACTTGATCATCTGGATGAAAGAAAATGAATGTGAAACGAATGATCCGCTAGAGTCGATATCAGATTTGTTTTTGAATGGCACACCAAGTAAGTATTTTCCTGATTTACCATTAAGTTGTTTGGAAGCAGCTTACCAAAGTTTAAACAATCAACAAAAAATGGAATTGGTAAGTGAGTATTTAAAACAGTATTCGGAACAGGAGGAATAGGAATGGAAAAAAATAAAAGTTTAATCATATGGAATAAAGACGGATCAACAATGAAATTTGAAAAAGTAACAAATTTTATAGAGGACTGGCAAAGGGATCAAATTTCTTTTGAATATTATGGAATAAGCACTCAAGTGAGACGTGAGGCGAAATTCTACACTAATAATATTGCTGGCTATGCGTTAGAGCAGGTGGAAGCGTGATGGCAACTAAAAAGACATATACAGCTGAAATTACATGTGATGTTTGTAAAAAGAAAGAAATTATTCATGAAGGTGAGTCACGAAGCTTTTTATCTGTTAGTTGTGCTGTTAGAGAAATAGGTTATAGAGACGAGTACGGAAATTTTCACGAAGAAAATACGAAAACATTATTAGTTAAAGATTTAGATTTATGTCCTGAATGCAGAGAGAAAGCTTATGAAAAGATAATTACTAGAATCTCTCAAATGTTTTCTCTAGACTATTATTATTCGTTTTTCAGTAATGAAGAACAGGAGGAAATCCAATGAAAGTAAATGAAGATTTAGAGTTATTAGAAGATATGCCAGCAGAAGCAATGTTGTATTTTTGGGTAATTTCAAATGGTAAAAAGTGTTTAATGACTCCATCGAAATTCAAATTAAATCCCGATGGAGATAGAGTTGGAATTGAAAGCGAGATAGTTATTGCGATAGATGCAGAGGAGACGTAATGAAACTCAAAGACGAATTTTACACTGATGCTTATGGAATTGGTGGATTGATGATGGATCTACCAACTAAAAATCCTATTAAGCAAGCGGAATCAGAAATTAAAGTTGGCGATATGGTTCGTTGCAAAGCAGAAGAGTTCATTTATCCAATTAGAGGGTATGTAGAACGTGTGTACAATCATTCAGCAGTTATTCGTATTGAGAATACGATGGACTGTGACAAAGAACTAGCAAAGAGCAAAGCGAATATTGCAGTTGCTCGATTAGTGGATATGGAAATCTTACGATAAATACAATATATAGTATGCGAAAATATGTTCCTACAATATATTGTGGATAAAGCTGTGGATACTGTGGATAACAAAAAAACCAACCCTTTCGGTTGGCTAATTACTTTCTTCTGTAAATGATTAAAAGAACAATTATGTAGAAGATAGATGTGATTATTAAACCTATTAAATAGAAATTGAACAAGTAAATAGGATCTGATAATGAATGATATACAATTTTTAAGATAAAGAAAATCGAAGGTAAAGAAGATAGAAGAAGTATGATGTCATATTTTTTCCAATTATGGAAGAATAGGAAAACAACAATAAAAATAAAAAAAGGAATCAAAAACAAAAACATACTCAAATTTATCAAACAACTCACTCCTGTTCCCCCACGATAACGATAATAGCATTTTCCTTTTTTAGAAGAATGAAATTATAAGGATAAAACAGGAAAATATTTCAAATAAAACTTTGAGAAGATTTATAAACAGAAAAAAGCCGGATTCCTCCGACTTTAATTAATAATTCTGACACAATTATTATATCATAAATGGAGGAATCAATGGATGGTACTTTTCGATGTAAAGAAGTATGAGACACCAGAGGCAAAAGATGTGGATATGGATCGCACAAAACATAATGTTGGCGTTTTTCTTTCAGCATATCTGTCAGCTAGATGTAGGATAGGTCAACCTCGGGAGCCTAAAGTAACAGCATCTTACTCCTTGGTTCCACCTTCTACAGCCAATAATACATTTGAAGCAGAACGAATGATGATTGAGAAAGAGGAAGCACAAGAAGAATTTGAGTACTTGCACAAATTATTTATTCGTGGCTATTCAGCAATTCAGCATCCGCATAAACCTGATGTAACAGAAAGACGGAAAAAGATATTCTATGATCGTTATATCAACGGTATGTCGATTTATGTAACTGCTCAAAGAAATAATACGAGCGAGGAATCTGTAAAAGCAGAATCGAACAAAATCATCATTCAATTTGCTTCTTCCTTAGAACTGGTTGCTTTTAAGTAGCCAGTTTTTACACTTTTTATACCCATTTACTACCCAGAAGCTTTCCTTTTTATACCTTTTTTGTACCGATCAACTACCTAGCAAATGATTTATTATGATAGTGTCGAAAGATTAGGAAACAGGACTTCGACAAAAACAATTTGAAGGGAGGAAATCTCCCTCATCGTTGTAATTAAGCTTCGATAGACAGCAGCAAATAAACTAAAGGATGCGGGGTTCAGCTCCTGCGGATAGTTCATATGTTGCTGTCTATTCTTATTATGTCGCTGTGGCGGAAGTAGGAGACGCAACGGTCAATGGTGAATAACCTCGTGAGAACCTAGTAGGTTCTTGTGTGTAGTGCAATCCCACTCCAGTGACTTTGGGAGGACTTATTTAACACTGGTCAGTGTAATAAGTATCTGACCCATAACAATAGCAACTGAGGCTGTGGTAGGGAAGAGAAGCGGTTGTCAGGCTTGTGTCAGGTTGTTGGATTTGTTTGTATCTACAATATGAACATGCTTTACTAATTATCAAAAATTGTTTATCCTGTATGGAAAATGTTCTCAGAGGTGAAACGATTTATGTTGGAAACTAGTGAATTGAAAAAAGATGGCATCTACATGGCTAAAGTATTCGGAGAAAAAGAACTTTATAAAATCAAAATTCGTAATATTTTAGAAAGAACAGCAGTCGTCGAGTTAGTGGACGACAGCAATAAGGTAGCTGTAGTTAAGTTAAAAGATATTAGAGAAGCTGTCCTATAAAGGATAGCTTTTTGTTTTGAGAAAAAAATTTGCCGGTATCAAATCTGGCAGATTGTAGGGCCTATTTACTTATAATTCGAGTTTTGCAACAAAAGCTACAAAATAAAAATTCGTCTGAGGGTCTTTTTAAGCTAATAGAGAGAAGAGCATCATTATGTTCTGTATGATACCCGATAGCAGTGATTTCATCTTTTTGTTTAATACGATGGCAAGTGCATTCGTGAATGACAAATCGATTATTCGATATTTTTAACTTTTTCTTTTTGATCACATAGTAAGGCATTTTACTTACCTCTCTTTTTTACTCTATTATACAGCGAAAGGATAAAAAGTCATGAAAAAGTTAAATCAGATGAATGATTAGAAGGGACAAGGTAAAGACTCGTAAGCAATACAATCTACATTTTTTACAACGTTTGATCAAAGTGTGTTGTCTAGGGAGAACTGTTTACACAAGTCTGCCACTTAGAATGTATGAGATAAACTTGGATGTTACAGAGTCTTGCTACCAATATCTTAGGAGGGAATTATGAAAACGAGGCAAATAATTTGGAGAAAGATTACACGCTAATCCAAGATGCGTCAGAGGCTAATAATCAAATTATATCAAAAAAGCCTATACTAGTTTCCGCTAGTATAGGCAAATGACTATAGTAAAAAACAGTTTACAAAAAACGTGCATTAATGTCTAGTGAAATCATTATTGCCCATTTATAAGAAAATCAAACACACTTCTCTGTGTAGTTACATAAGATCGCTCGTTGAGAGGTCTTTTTTATTTTGTCTTAAGGAGGAATGAACTCATGAAACAATACACTGCTAAAGATTTTGAGGAAATGAAACGATTAAAGAAGGACTTTGAAGAAGTTGGTCAAGGTCAAGTATTTACGATTGGAACTATTCAACGTAGATTACGTTTTGGACAGGAATGAGCTACTGCTCTTTACAATGATTTGATCTCAGATAGAGAGAAGGCCACGTGATGAGAAACTACTGGTACGTATCACTATCTAATAGGTATCCACAGCCGAATGAAGGTGATCTAGTTAGAGTCGTCCAGTCAGTTCAGATCAAAAAGAAATACTCCATTGTAGAAATGACCAGAGAAGCGACACCGAAAGAAATTGACAAATATAATCTTCGATACTGTGGATATGGCTACTTTAATGAATCACATATTGAAGAAAATATTAACAAGAATTCGAGGGATACAAATGCAAATTGAAGTAATGAAGTTACAGGACTTAAAGCCTGCTGATTATAATCCAAGAATTAAGTTAGAACCTGGTATGGCCGAATACGAGAAGTTAAAACAGTCTATTTTGGAATTCGGCTTTGTTGATCCACCTATTTTTAACAAACGAACAGGAAATCTCGTAGGCGGTCATCAACGGGTTGCTGTGGCTAAAGATTTGGGCCTATACGAAGAGATAGACGTATCTGTCGTTGATTTACCACTTGATAAGGAAAAAGCTCTTAATGTGGCTCTCAATAAGATTACTGGTCATTGGGATGATGAAAAGCTTTCTGTTTTGTTGAAAGAATTAGAAAATGAAACCATTGTTTTAACAGGGTTTGAATCGGAAGAAGTAGAAGAATTACTTACTGCGTTTGAGTATAAAGAAGATACCGAAAAGCCTGTAATAGAAGATGGATTCGAAGTGAATGAATTTATAGAAAATCATTCTGATCCTAGAACTAAATATGGTCAACTATGGAAGCTGGGTAAGCATTATTTATTATGTGGCGATGCTACGAAAGCGAGCGACGTCGAAAGATTGCTACAAGGTAAAAAGGCGGATTTAGTTGTCACTGATCCACCATATAATGTAGCGGTGAAATCTGATAATAAAGATTTAAACGAATCTGGTCGAGATAAAATTATGAATGACGATATGAGTGATGAAGAGTTTGATCAATTTTTAATGTCTGTATTCCAAAACTATGCTAATGCAATGGAAGACAACTCGGCAATTTATGTCTTTCATGGATCTTCTTATCAGCGAGAATTTGAAAATAGGATGAATGCCGCAGGAATTATAGTTCGGTCACAGTGTATTTGGGTTAAAAATAATGCAACATTTGGTTGGAGTCAGTATCGTTGGCAACATGAACCAGTTTTCTATGCACATAAGGAAAGATATGCACCTACGTGGTACGGAGATAGGAAACAGACAACGGTTTGGCAAGACGACTTACTAGAAGATTTACCAGCAACCATTTGGAGAGTTCCCAAAGATGATGTGAATGCATATTATCACCCGACGCAAAAGCCATTATCACTTATTGCTATACCAGTAAAAAATAGTTCTAAAAGGCAGGATATCGTTTTAGATTTATTTGGTGGCTCTGGTAGTACATTAATGACCTGCGATCAGTTAGAACGTATTTGTTATACTCTCGAATTAGATCCTCTATTTTGTGATGTAATTATTGAGAGATGGGAACGAGCGACAGGCAACGAAGCAATTTTAGTTTCAGAATAAAAAAGAAGCCGAGTGCGTAAACACTCGACTACTTCAACGAGGACACTAAGCCCCCGAAGATACAGAGAATGCCCACGCGTGGTTTTTCGATACCCTCTGTATCTTTTAGCATCATAACAGATGTCGGGGTGCTTAGACAATGGAAAACGAAAAATTTGATTTAGACTATGAGATTGAAAAAGCGATGGAGAAAGCAGAGTCTATTGATGAATATAAGAAAATCATTCGAATAGCTTTGGGGAAATGGCTTAAAAATCTCCAGTCAGGACAAATCAAGTTAGATAAAGTTTCCGATTTAAAGATATTGATTGAAGCTGATCTTATGTTGAAAGATATTGATGATTGAGAGATAATCAATGTAAAAAAGGAGATCAGTAGTTTGAATAATGATAAACTGACTATTACTGAATTTGAAAAAACATTAGAAATTGTTTTTTCAAAAATACCTGAAGAAGAAAATGAACTGAAATTCTTGGTTTCATCTGACATTGGCTTTGAAATTTTGAATTTAAAACTATCTATCAATATTCTATTAGATAGAAAACATTACACGGGAATCTTATCCCTAATAAGAACTATGATGGAAAATCATATATATTTGAAATATATATTGGAGAAGAATTCGAATAAAAGAAGCAGAGCTTATCAGTTAAATGTATATAGAGATGTGAAAAAACAATATGATGCTCAAAAAAAGAATAAAAAGCTACAAAAAATGATTGCTCAAGATCAATGGTTAAAAGAGCAAACAGATTTATATGAACAAGATGAAGCTAAAATAAAACAATATTTAAAAGAACTTGATTCACTTTATGGGCACAAGCTAGTACCTTGGTATAACGATGATGGAAGTACAAAAGGAATATACAAGCTGTTTGAACGTATGGGTAAATCCGATTGGTACGATGGCATATATAGATACTTATGTATGGAAGCCCATGGGAATAATGGATTAAAACATTTTGAAATGTTAGATAATGGTATGACAAAATTAAAACCAACTATATTGAATGAAAAACAAATTAGTAGTATAAGTTGTAAAATTCTGAATGAAACAAGAAAAGAATTAGCAAACTTGATTTCTTAGAAAAACAAAACTCAACCTAATCAGAATGTGAGGTGGTGTATATTGAATGGCAAGAAAGCGTGATCCAAGACGTGATGAAGCTTTCAAATTGTTTGAAGAGTCTAATGGAACAATAACTAACCGAGAAATTTCTGTAAAGTTATCTGTCCCAGAAAAAACTATTTCAGCATGGAAATCACGTGACAAATGGAATGAAGTACTGCAAAAAGATGAATGTAGTACTTCAAATAATCATTGTAGTACTGCAAATAAAGGTGGCGCACCTATCGGTAACCAGAATGCCATGGGGAATAAAGGGAATAGCAGCGCATCACCGCCATCAGGCAATAAGAACGCCTTGAAAACTGGCGAATATGAAACAATATTCTTTGATACGTTAAGCGATGACGAGAAGGACATCTATTCAAGTTTGGATGATGATCCTTCTTGTGTTTTATCTGAAGAAATACGGCTACTGAAGATTCGACAGCTACGAATGATGAAAAGAATCAAAAAAGCCGAAGAAGGGTTAAATGAGGAAGAAGTTGAGCGGCTGCAACAGCTAAGAAAAATAAAAACTCCTATAGAAAAAGATGGTAAAAAGCTAGAAATCAAACGTGAAGCAATGCAAGATATCCAAGTAAGTAGAAAAGTATACCGTAAAATTGATGATATTCTTTCAATTGAAGATTCACTAACTCGGATTAGTAACCAGTTGACAAAATCGATTAAACAACTAAATGAATTATCCCTATTAGGAGGAAAAGTTGTATTAATGGAAGAGCAAAAACGGAAAATAGCCTTTGAAGCGGATATTCTCGAACATAAAGTCTCTAAACTTATTCTTAAACAAGGTGAGCAAAGTAAAGTTCAAGGCCTTATTGATATTGGCCAAGCGATTATTGGTCCAATAGAAGAAGATGAGGAGAGTGAAACAGATGAGTCAGTTGAAACTATCGACTAAACAAAAAGAGAATATTTTTCAACCACTTAAAGGAATTCGGATGGAGATGAACGAGGGAACGATTCGTTCTGGTAAGACGATGTCAGATGCTCAAAAGATGGCGTTAATATACGCAGGACATCCCGATACGAATCATCTTGTTCTTGCTTATAACCAAGAACAAGCCTACAGAATGTTTATGGATTGTGAAGGGTTCGGACTAGAACATATCTTTGCCAGCTGTGCTGAAATTCGACACGATGAACATGGAGATCATTTATGGATCAATCTACCAGAGGGAGAAAAGCGGATCTATTATAAAGGCGGCGGAAAAGTGAATGCTGTCGGCGCTATCACTGGGATGTCATTTGGAACAGTCACTTTTTTGGAATTCAATCTGCTTAACAAAGCGGTCATAGAGGAGGCTTTTCGTCGGACTAAAGCTTCTAGCTTTCGTTATCATCTCGCTGAACAGAATCCGCCAGCACCAAATCATCCGAACCTAGAAACTCTTAAACCCTTTATAGAAACTGGGTCTTTTAAGTTTCGTCATTGGCGACCACAAGATAATCCTATTTTAACGAAACAAGCTTTGAAAGAATGGAAAGCTGAATGTAAAGTCTCCGAGTATCTTTACAAACGAGATTGGCTAGGTGATCGTGTGATGCCTGAAGGTGTGATCTATTCAATGTTTAACGAAGATACTCATCTGTCGAAGGAAATCATTGGCAAGTCTGTAGAAGCGTTCTTTAGTGCAGACGGCGGACAAAGTGATGCAACTACCTGTTCCTTAAACCTTGTTACGTGGAAAGATGGAGAATATTATCTCTATCGAATGGCTAACTTCTACCATAGTGGTGCCGACACGGGTGTCACGAAAGCGATGAGTGAGTATGCCAAGGAAATTAAGCAGTTTAAAGAATGGTGTTATAAAGAGTGGTCATGGCTGCCTAAACATTCAAAATTCTTTGTCGATCCAGCCTGTAAGTCATTGAGTGAGGAATTACGTGTGTTAGGAATCGTCACAACAAAAGCAGACAACAACTCAAAAGACAAAGTAACCAGCAATGGCACTAAAATTGAAATAGGTATCGAACGTATGCAAAGCGCCTTTTCAAAAGGACGCTTTTTTCTTTACGATCATGATGGCAAGTATGGTCACTATCATTTCATCAAAGAATTAGGAATGTACGTTCGGAATGATTCTGGCTACCCAGTGGATAAAAACAACCATGCATTAGACGAATGTCGTTATGCGATTAATTATTTTACGAAACGCTATGTTCTTTAGCAGGAGGTGATCAGGTGTCATTTTGGCAAGCAATAAAAAGAGTTTTTGGAAAGGGGGCGGTTGCGATAGGAGCGAAAAAAGAGCTACAAAGTATTTTAGATCATCCAAAGATTCAAATGAGTCGTGAAGAATATGATCGTATTCAAAACAGCTTGCTTTATTACCAAGGGTACACGCATTGTAATTCTGATCAGAGAGCAAAGGCGAATATCAATATGGCCCGCAAGGTTGCTACTGAATATGCGAAGGTAATGTTCAATGAACAGGCAGAAATCACGATCGGAAAAGACGATAAATCAAAAAAATATGATGAAGCTAGCGCTTGGATAGAGTCTGTGTTTCAACATAATGACTTCAAGCGTAATCTCAGTAAGTATCTTGAACCAGCAATGGCTCTTGGTGGCTTAGTTGTGCGACCTTATTTCAATGATCAATCAGGACAAGTGGAATTTTCATGGGCGCTCCCGGATGCTTTCTTTCCATTGGAAAGCAGTACAAATAAGATCAGTCAGTGTGCAATGGCATTTAAAACGATCAAAACCCAAGGGAACAAAACGTTCTATTATACCTTGTTAGAATTCCATGAGTGGATCGATGGTGAGTATTGGGTCTCTATGGAACTATACGAAAGTGAAAAATCTAATGTGTTGGGGATGCAAGTATCTTTAAACACATTAAAGCAGTACGAAGAGTTTGAGGTGGCTGTTCATGGTGAAGAAATTGAACGTCCAATCTTCTCTTATTTTAAGACAGCAGGTTTTAACAATATCAATCCATACTCACCACTTGGTGTTGGTGTGTACGATAACTGTAAACGAACACTTGATCGATTAAACAAAGCACTTGATGCGTTCGATCATGAAATTGACGTGGGTAAGAGAAGAGCGGCCTTTCCTGAATCTATGCTAAGTGGAATTTCTGACAAGGGAACAGGCGAAACGAAATTAACCTTTGATAAAGATGATGACTTCTATGTCATTGTTCCTGGTACGGACCCTGATGAATTTAAAATTACTGATTTAACTCATGATATTCGAACAGAACAATACATCGGAGCAATTAATCATCGCTTGCGACTTCTAGAAATGGAAGTGGGGCTGTCGACTGGTACGTTCGTTTTCGATGGTGCCGGGGTACGTACTACGAATAAGACGGCAACTGAGGTAATCAGCGAGAACTCGCAAACGTATCAATCAAGGAACCAACAAACAACCGAATTAGAGGAATTCATTCGGGATGTTGTGCTAGCGCTGTGTGAGCTAGGTCGAGCCACAGAAGTTGATGGGAAACCACTATTTAGTGGTGAATCTCCAAATCGTGAAGAGATAGGTGTGAATTTTGATGATGGCATCTTCTTAGATAAAAAGTCAGAATCTGATTATTATCGTGAACTGAAAAACGATGGGCTGATTCCCGGATGGTTAACTTTAGCCAAAATAATGAAGTTGCCTGAAAGTAAGGCAAAAGATCTTTACCGACAAGCGCAATTAGATGTAGTTGATGAGACTACTGGTGAAATACGAGATTCTGGATACGAAGACTACGAGGAGTGATTGAATGGCCATTACACCTAACCAGTTAGATATTGAGGCTTCTTACATTCAAGATGCTTATATGGCGATGGAAGATGAGATCATGAGGATGCTTGTTAATCATTTGAAAATGCCAACTCGAATGCCTTTGAATGAGGACAACGCTTTTCGTTGGAAAATTGAAAAGATGCAGCAATTAAACCTTTTGAATCCGCAATCGTTGCAGCAATTGGTCAATGAAACAAGTCAGTATTCTTATGATCAGCTACGTAAAATCATCGTGGATATGGGGTTTGAAGTCATTTCAGATCTTGACAAAAACTTATCTCAACAAACTGGAAAAGAACCGCCATCACGAACTGAGATTGACAATGTGATGGAGTCGTATTTCAATCAGCAATGGCGAGATCTCGACAATCATGTCAATCAAACGCTGATCGACACTAATTATCCGAATAATCCACTGGCTAAGATGTATCAACAAGTTTTAAACGATACTGTAGCCAAAATCATTGGCGGTACTAAAACGCTACAACAGGCGCTTAGAGAATCGATCTATGCGATGGTGGAAAAAGGGGTGATGACGACCTTTGTCGACAAATCAGGACGTGAATGGAGCCTTGAGCGCTACGTTCGGATGGTTTTGAAAACCACAACTCATCGAGTTTATCAGGATCTACGACTTAAGCGAGGGTTAGAGTATGGAATTGTCACAGCGCTAATGAGTAGCCATATGGCTGCACGACCACACTGTGCCCATATCCAAGGCGGATGGGTCTTGCTTGTCCGTAAAGAGGATGCGCCGGAAGAATTACGTCATATTTCATCGATCTATGATTATGGATACGGTGAGCCTGACGGAACCCAAGGTATTAATTGTCGACATCGATTGTACATCCAAATCTATGATCCGGATCTTGATATTCACATGAAGCAGTATAATCCAAAACAAGCGATTGACAATGCGGACTTAGTTGCAAAACAGCGCCGCATGGAAGTCGCTATTCGTCGTGCTAAGCGGCAATTGAACGCAGCAACGACAATGGACAACAAAGAAGATGTTCTGCACTTCAAACAACTAGTCAGACGACGTCAAGCAGCACTGCGTACTTTTATCAATGAGCATGATCAATTGTTACGCCGGGATTATTCTAGAGAGCAAGTATATTCATAAAAGGAGGAAGCCTGGTTGAAGGATTAAAGCAAATTGGTCTTGCTTTGAAGTTTGAGGATTTTGGTTTGTTTAGTCTAGCTTGCTAGGCTTTTATTTTGTCCTGAATATGACATTAAACTGTTTATCTACCGAGTGAGCGGTATAACTCACACTCTAAACTGGTACCAACCAGAATAAAAAGGAACGGAGAATGAATCATGGAATGGATCAAAGAAATTTTATCAAAACACGTCGGAGAGGATGGGAAGTTTGATCTAGACGGAGCGACAAAAGAAATAAAATCAGAATTTCCGAAAAATGCTGTGCCTAAAGCTGATTTTAATGATAAGTCTCAAAAGCTAAAAACGGCAAACGAAGATTTAACCGCCGCAAATGCGCTTGTTGAGCAGTTGAAAGCATCGAACAGTGGAAATGAAGATCTGCAAAAACAAATTGATGACTATAAAAATCAGTTAGAAACCGTAACCGCTGAAAGACTAGCAGATCGTAAGAATGCTGCGATCGAATTAGCTTTAACACAAGCTGGGGCTAAGAACATTACAGCTGTGAAAGCTTTGTTGAAGGCGGATGAGTTGGAAATGACTGACGAAGGTGTCAAGGGATTAGATGATAAAGTAGCCGCACTGAAAAAAGACGAAGATTATTTGTTTCAATCCAGCAATCCTGCACCACAGACGAAGAAAAAGCAATTTGTGGCTGCTGGGAATACAGGCGGTGGCGAACCACCTAAAGAAAAAAGCTGGAAAGATAATCTAGCCGAGAATATCGCAAAAATAAAAACTGATTAGGAGAGTGAATTAACATGGGAGTAGTTTTAGATAGTAAAGATTTAGCAAAAATTGATAAGGAATTTGCAGCTGAGTCGCAAGTATGGGAAGTATTGACCCAAGGAGCAAAAGATATTACCGAAGAAGATTTTGTCGGAGTGAAAGAAGTTCGGGTGAACGAGATGCAAGGTTTTACAGCTGCTGATTATAAGCGGAATAAAGAAAACGAACGCAACAATATCACGGTTGAAAAATCAACTTTGAAATTGGAGCAAGAGCGCTGGATGGGTTACGATATGGACCGCTTAGATCAATCGGAAAATGCAGCATATCAAGTAGGTGCTATTATTGAAGAGCACACTCGATTGGTTACGATCCCTGAAAAAGACCAAACTGCAGTAGCTCGTTTGCTTGAAGCTGGTTTTGATACCTCTGATGAAGTTTATAAAGGGAAAACAGTCAAAGAAGCCATTACTAAAGCAAATATTTTAGATAGCTTTGATGATGCTGAAGCATACATGACTGATGCGGAAGTAATTGGTCAATTCGTAGCATTTATGTCTAGTGATGCATACAAAGCATTGAAAAATGCAGATGGTGTCTCTAAGACTTTTACTACCAACACTGTTCAATTCAATGGTATCGATCGACGTGTTGAGATGCTTGATGGCACGAATATCATCATCCAAAAAGTTGCCGAAAACCGATTACAGGTGGATGAAGACAAGCGTATTAATTTCATCATGACACCTATCACCGTTGCCAAGCCAATCGAGAAGTACAATACGATTGATTTGGTTCCTGCAGAACAGGATCGAGGGGGTTATCGCGATACCATCAAAGGGTTGGATTATTACGATTGCTTGGTACTTAAGAAAGCGCGCCCTGCGATTTATATCTCTTACGATGACCCAAAAGCATGACCCCGGAAAAACCGGGGAAGTCTGACGAGAATGAATACGGTTCTGGATCAGAAGGTCGGTCATTAGTTATCGATGATATGAAGATTGATGAGCTTAAAGCCGAGTTGGATCGCCTCGGAATCGAGTATCCATCTACTGTCAAAAAATCAGAATTAATTGAGTTGTTAAAAGAGAGTGAATAACCACTCTCTTTTTCATGGAGGTGAAACCATGGAACGAATAAGACGTAAGGCGTTGAACGAAATCTTTGATGATCAGGAAAGCATCGTGCCATGTGGCTACTTGTCTCTTAAAGAGTATAAACGCTTGGTGGATAAAGAAACAGAACTGACTGAAAAAGATTTCCGAAAGCTTCTGAGAAAAGCTAGTGCATTGTTGGACATCCAAACGAGACGTTTTTATCAGAGGAATGATCTCGAGTCAGATATTCCGATGCGGCGCGATGCATTCAAGTTGGCTGTTGCTTATCAAATTGAGTACATGCATGAGGCTGAGGCCACTACAACGTTTGGAATGCAAGAGCCTGATAGCTGGTCCATTGGACGGATGAGCGTTTCTAAAGGCAAAGGGAGTAACGAAGTATCCCTTCTTTCTGGGGACGCTATGCTGCAGTTATCTGGGACAGGTCTGTTATATCGTGGGGTGAGCCGATGAGAGTGCCACCAAAACGTTTTTTCCCTCATGCGATGATCTATCGCAAGAAAAACGGAATGGGTCCACGAGGTGAGCCAATTCTTGAAGAGGATCTTGTGATTGATCATGTCCGCTTTGATGACACAGTCAAATTTGAGCCAAAGGATATTGATGGGAAAATACAAACCCCCAATGCATTGATCTCTATGGTAAAGAAATACACTGAAGCATTGCCGGAGTTTTCCGTTGCAGATCAAGTTGAAATCTTTGGTAAACAATACACAATAACAAAAATCGTTCCGTTGATTGCTGACTCGCCTGAACCATTCGGCTATGAATTGGAGGTAGTTTAGTGGGAGCATCTGTAAGAATTGATTTAAGTCGAGCAAAAAGAAAATTAAGTCATTCATCTATACAAAATGGACGGCATGAAATGGCAAATACAGCTCATTTAGATATGAATGAAAGATTTGTTCCTATGAGGAGCCAACACTTGAGAGATAAGTCTTTTGTTGAAAGTAATGGAGAAAAGATTACTTGGAATGCTCGATATGCTTTGGCACATTATCACGGAGGATTTACAAATAAGTTTGGAACACAGGTAATATTTTCTAATTATACTACACCAGGAACTGGTCCATATTGGGATAAAGAAGCTAAATCTATATTTATGTCTAGTTGGTTAGAAGCATTCAAGAGGGGAGCGAATTGGTAATGGATTTTATTGATCAGTTGCTAGAAGTATCGAATCAAATACCAGTACCAATTCGTATTCACTCTTTAGATAAAGACGAGTCGATGCGTCTAACCGCATTACCTGGAGGTAAAACGGTCGAAACTTTTATGGATGGATCAAAACAAAAAGAACTAAATTATGAATTTGTCTATAAAACGAAATGTGAAAATGCAGATCGGATAATGATTGAACTAGGTGAGTTACTAGAAGAACAAGAAGATATTCCATCTAGTAACAATAGTTATCAATTTGTTGGAATAACTATTGTAGATGAACCTTTTTTTACAGGTTATGACGACAAAAAATTTCTGTATTATCGATTAGCAATCAAAGCAACATTATATTTTGATAAATAGGAGGAATATTATGAAACGAAAAAAAATTGCGCTAATTGGATTTGAAATTCAAAAATTGAAAGATGGAAAAATTACTGAAGATGGTTGGGTTCGTTTAAAAAAAATCAAGAGTGTCTCTGATGCCTCACAAGAAGAAGTTGACGATGGAGACGGTTTCTTTGATGGGTCGGGAGAACCAGAGCAAACGATCACCTCTCATCGACTAGGCTATAGTTTTACGGGTGAATACTTTGAGGGTGATGAAGCATCCGAATTAATTGATGAAATGATTGGTTTATTTGGAGATGATCGGAAAATTGGTTTTCGAGTAACAGATGATCGAGATAATCCCAAAAAGAAAAGGGAAGGAATTGCAACTTTATCAAGTCCTCAAACGAAAACTGGAGGAGCTACTGAATTTGGTAATATTGAATTTACTGTTCTATATGATACTACACCTAAATGGGAACCTTATTCAAAGCAGACAGCCCAGAGCCAGAAGAACTGAAAGCTACTGGGCTAACTATTCCAGAATTAAAACAAACACTTGATAGTAAAAATATAGAATACCCGTCAAATGCTAAAAAAGATGAACTAACTAAAATATTGGGGGAGGCTTTATAGCCTTCTCTTTTTTATATGGAGGTAATTATGAAACAAACACTTGATATCGATATTGAACTCTCTGGCTTTCCAGTAGGATTTACAAATCCAATTACTGGTGAGCGTGTTGAAATCTGGTTTGATAGCTCATTGGAAAATTTAAAACGAATTATTGTAGAAGAAAACTATGAGGAATTCGACATATACGAACAAAAACTTAAAGAAGATTCTATCCACGAAACTAATGTTGAAACAGTCATAGAACATGCTAAAGGGACTCTTGAATATCAATATGATTTTTTCTTTGGTAAAGGAACATTTGAAAAATTATATGAATGTGTACCAGATTTCGATGCACTTGAACGTGCTTATGAACCAACTATCAAAGCTATTGCTAAAAAAGTCGAACAACAAGAAAAGAAAAGACAAAAGGATAGAGAGCTTGCTGCAAAAAAGTTAACCAAAGAATTTCAGAAAAAGAAAAAGCAAAAAGCAGCAAATAAAAAGTAGGTGGTGACATGAGGTTAAATGACCCAGAAGTCACTTCCTTTTTTTATAAAGAACGCGAGTATTTGATTAATTTGTCGTTTGATATTGTATTAGATGCTTTTGATGTATTGAATGAGGCAATATTTACTGATTATGAAAAAGCTTGTCTATGTCTAGACTTATTAATCGGAGAAAGTTGCTATCAATCTGAGGATGCACTTAGTCTATGGATATTTATTTACGACCAATTTATTCATAAGGAAGTTCCACCGTTCATTAAATATAGTTTTTACGGAGAGCCACTTTCTGTGGAAGAGCACGAACAATTAATAGATATATCTGCGGATGCAGAGACTATTTACGCTTCTTTTATCCAAGCATATAACATCGATTTAATTGATAAACAGGGAATACTAACTTGGTCTAAATTTAGAGCTCTTTTACATAATCTGCCTTCAGACACTCCACTTAAACGAATTATGCAGATTCGAGCTTGGAAACCAGGAAATAATGATTCAGAAGAATATAAGCAAGATATGACAGATTTACAAAGATACTATGCCTTAAATACTGATAGAGAGGAGGAAGATAATGACTAAAGATGGCAAAATAAGTATTCTGATTGATGTCGACGCCAAGCAGGTTCCTAATGTAATAAGTTCAATTGAAAAAAACTTTGGACAGTTAGGAAAAAATGCTGATGATATTACAAAAAAAATTGGTAATAATATGGGTGCCAATACTGAGACAGGAGCGAAAGTAGCTAATCAAGCAGTGGATTCAGTTGAACAGTCGATGACTGATTTGGGAAGATCGACTGATACGGCTACTGCCAAAGCTGGGAAATCATTAAGTGAAAACTTCGAAGTGGGATCTAAGGCCGCTAATACCGCAACAGATAGCGTGGCTAAAGGAGTGGCGGACCTAACCGCCACAACGAGCACTGAACTAGCTAAGTCGGGACGTATCATGGGTGAATCCTTTGATTCTGGCGCCAAAGATGCCAATCAGGCCAATGACAGTGTCGTTAAATCAGTCACAAGCTTGGTTTCTTCCGTGGAATCTTCTGCACCTAAAATCGGAAAAGAGCTTGGCGGATCCTTCCAGTCTGGTGCTAAAGAGGCAACGAGCGCTTTAGATGGTATCGGAAAATCAAGTAGTAACATGTTAGCCAGTATTGAAGCGACGTCACCTAAGGCAGGTAGAAGCATCGGTAATTCGTTTGAAGCAGGTTCCAAGCAAGCAGCTAGCGCTCTTGGATCAATAGAAAAGTCCTCTGCGCAGATGGTTCCTCCTGTTGAATTATCAGCAACTAAGGCTGGAAAGAGCATTGCGACTAGTTTAGAAGCAGGTTCCAAAGACGGAGCGAAGACAGTCAGTGATGCGGTTGATGCGATGAAAAAGGATCTTATGTCATTAGGTGATGAAGCAGAAAAGTCTGGTGCTAAAATGAGTACCTCCTTTTCTCAACCAGAGCCAAAAGCCAATTTGTTAACAGGCTCTGTGGGCAAACTAAGTGCAGCGATGTTGATCACAAAAGGAGCAACTACAGCACTATCGATGGCTAAAGGTTCATTAGATGGTGCATTTGGTCGTATTGATACTTTGAATAACTTTGAAAATACGATGACTCGATTAACTGGTAGCTCAGAAGAAGCCGCTGCAGGGATGGAAGGCGTTCGAGATGCGGTTGTAGGCACCAATTACATGCTCGATAGTGCGGCTCAGACCGTGCAGCGTTTAGTGATGCAAAATGGTTCATTAGAACAATCGACAAAAAGTTATCAAATCTGGGGTGACGCAGTTGCCATGTATGGTGATGGTGCTGCAGAAACAATGGATAATGTGATGGATGCAATGATCCAGATGCGAGCAACTGGAACGGTTAACATGGCGCAAATGGATCGTATGGTTCGCCGTGGAGTAGATCCATGGGAGATTTATGCAGATGCGACTGGTATGAGTATGCAGAGCATTCGTGATGCGTTGCGTGCCGGCGAAATTAGTGCCAATCAGTTTTTTGATACGGTTGAACAAGCTATGCGTGATGGTGGGAATGAATTCACCTCGGTTTCTGGGATGGCTCAACAAGCTGGTGATACTTGGGCAGGATCATTTGCCAATATGGCTACTGCAACAAGCCGAGGAACAGCAAACATTATCGAATCTATGGATGAGGCATTTGGCAAAACTCGCTTTGGCTCAATGAAAGAAAACGTTCAAGGATTCGGGAAAACTTTCGAGGGTGTGTTAAACAGTGTAGCTGGCGTGGTTCCACCTGTTGTGTCAGCAATCGATACAATGGTCGGTGGCATGATCGACCTTAAAGAATCATCGGTTATCTTGGCGCCAGCGATTATCGGTGTGACTACTGCAATCGCAGGCTACATGGTCATAAAAAAAGCGGAATTGTACACTCGTGGTTTTATTGCCTCAATTAAAACCTTAACCGGTGCTAAAACAGCAGATACTGCAGTTACCAAAGCAATGACCGTAGCTGAGAAATCGCATTTAAGTGAGGCGGCTCGAGCAAAAGCAATGACTGCAGGGTCAACAGCAGCCACTAATTTGCATACGATAGCAATCAAAGCGAAGACCATTGCGACAGCTGCATTGAAAATGGCAACAAGCGGAGTTGGATTAGCCATGGGGGCAGCAGCAGCTTTAGGTGCGATTTTGTTTAAGAGTTGGAATGATAACCGAAAAGCAGCCAAAGAATTGGCCAGTGAATTAGATGGATTAAAAGACGATCTTGACAGTGTAGGAAAGTCAACTCAGTCCAGTGCAAAAGAATTTGAATCACAAGCTAAAGTGATCGAGTCGAATACAGAAAGAAACAAGGATCTAGCAGCTGAATTACAAAGGCTTTCAGCAATTGAAGATAAATCGGCTGCGGATAAAAAATTGATGGCTGATACAGTTGATGAACTGAATAATTCAGTGACTGGTCTAAATCTCTCTTACGACGAAGAAACAGGCCTGCTTAATGCAACCACAGAAGAAATAAACAAACGGATTGAAGCTTCTAAAGGAATGGAAGAAGTCAATCGGCTAACCGAACGACAAAAGACGTTGAATCAAGAAGCTGCAGACATTGAATCCTCATTAACTGAAGTAGCCAAAGAACGTATGAGATTGGAGCAAGAAGCCTCAGAATCTGGCGTGGATGGAAAGAAAAAAGTCAAAGAATCGCTGGAAGGACTGTCCCAGAAGGAAGATGAACTTCAAAGTTTACTTGTTGAAAATCAATCTGAACGAAATCAATTGTACACGGAGGAGCAAGAGAAAAGACGAGCAGTCGCAGAGACAGTCTCAGAAGCTAATTCTCAGATGATTACTTCATGGAATGTTCTATCTGAGGCACAACAAGCTGCCTTGGAATCTATGAATAGCATGTACAAAAAGCTGGTAGAAGAATCAGGTAATGCTTTTAAGCAGATTGAACAACAAGAAGCGCTAAGCTTGGATCAAATGAAGGAAAATCTACAAAAAAATGCTGAAGCTATGAGAACGTGGTCTACCAATGTTGCCATTTTGGCGAAGGCCGGTGTAGATGATGGCATTATTATGCAACTTGAAAAATTAGGTCCAGCAGGTGCATTACAAACGCAACAGATGGTAGATGAGATGGGGTTAAATCTTAGTTCATTAGCGGAGTTAGGTGGAGAACATACAAAAACCCTGCTGGAACAAATGGGTCTTCATATGGAGGACCTACCAAAAATGTCAGCTGAACAATCGGCGTGGTTTGTTGAAAATTTAGATCTTGAATTAGGAAAATTACCAGAAACAGCACAACAGCACATTAGTGATTTAAATGGGACTGCGGATGCAACGATGAAGCAAGCGATGGCGAGTATGAGGAATATCGTTGGTGAAGAAACGGAAACTGTTGCTGAAAAATTTGGACTAATTCCAGAAAAAAGTGAGGCATCTTTACGGAGAGGAACAGAGGGGCGAGACTTTGCACAGTGGGGACGTCAACCTGTCGAAGAAATTGGGGATGGGATGGTAGAAGCAACCCCCAAAGTAGAGGAAGCAGCAAAGGAAGTTGCTCAAACGCCAGAGAGAGTGATGGGCCCTCAACTAGAACAAACAGACTATGCCTCAATGGGTGCAGCACCACCAACAAAATTGGGACAAGGAATTTTAGATAATATTACTTCAGTAGAAGAAGCTTCTAAAGAAGTAGCACAAACTCCAGAAACAATGTTTCAGGAAACCATACAAGCAAATCGTTATATTCCGACTGGTCAAGAAACAGGTAAAGGATTAAGTGAAGGAATTAATCAATCTAATGCCGATGTTGAGTTAGCAGCCAAAGCTATAGGAATGATACCAGAAAATACTATTCAAGCTGAGATGACTACAGAAAAAACTAAGGAAAGTGGAACAGAGGTAGGTCGAGGGATAGCACAAGGGATTGATAGCAGTCAAGAGGCTGTGCAACAAAGTGCTAAAGCTGTCGCAGACACTCCAAATAATGAACTATCTAGCCATATGAACCAAGGTATCTATGCTGAGTACGGACAAGCAGTGGGAGAAGGTCTTGCAACGGGAATCGCAGCCACTAATCCAGTGGTTGTTGCGGAAGTAAATAAGTTGGTTGACCAAATGGTAAAACAAACTGACATTGGTATCAAAAATATGACAGTAAGTTTTAATCAAGTTGTTCCTAATGTAGCTAACGCGTTGAGTGCGCTTCCTATGGTAGCTTCCAATAGTATGAATTCTATGAATATGAGTTTCCAAAGTGGATCACAAGTACAATTAGCTACTGTGAAAGCTTTGAATAGCAATTTGATACGTACCTTTACTAATACGCCAAGTGAATTTCAATCGATTGGTCGAGATATTATGAGTCGGTTGAATTCTGGAATGATGGCAGAGTCGAGCAGGGTTGTCGCAACTTCCAGAAATATATCAAATAGGATTGTACAATCCTTCAATCAGTTGCCAAATCAGATGCAAATGGCAGGTCGCAACGCAATTAGTTCATTAAATAGTGGAATGAATTCATCTGCAACTCATCCTATTTCAACTGCATCAAGAACTAGCTCGGCGGTTGTATCTGCTTTTTCAGGATTGCCTAACCAGCTAAATGGAGTGGGTCGAGATGCTATGGCTGGATTGAATGCTGGATTAAATGCCGGTACAGCATCTGTATTGGCAACCGCAAATAGAATTGCCAATCAGGTTGCCGCCACCATGAAAAGCGCGTTGGATATAAATAGTCCCTCGAAAGTCATGGCGAACGAGGTCGGACGGTGGATTCCAGAGGGGATTGCCGCAGGTATCGAAAAATATGCAGGAGTGGCTTACCAAGAGATAGATAACTTGTCGGCGGGTATGTTGAAAATTACCACGCCAGAAGTTGCTTTAGGTTCTGCACGTATGTGGAGAGAACTTTCCAACGAAAAAATCAGTCAAACGATTGTCCACCAATCTTCATCAATAGATATGGCTGAGTTGGCACGGGTGCTGAATAGTCGTCCGATCAAGGTGAACTCAATCCTAGATGGAGAGAAGGTTTCCAGTACTTTTGACCAATCGCTAGGAAGACAAATGTATAAAAGACAATACACAGGGGGTGTGGGTTTTGCATGATGAAACACAAATTTATTTAATCTGTGAAGAAGGAACTATCCATTTCAATGCTTTGTTTGAAGGTATAAGGATTGCAGATGTGGGCCCGGGTTCTCCTGAGCCTGTGTATCAATTTGAACAATTTTCAGGAAGTAATGGAAGTCGCCTGGTTAACTTTGCTTACGACAGCTTTCCATTCTTTTTGGTTTTCCGATTGTCTTCGCGAAATCTGTACGATTGGCGACTGGTCGTTAACGAGATGAGAAGTTTATTTTACAGAGAGGATCCTTACTACATTTGCTATTCTGGAGAGCCTGGGAAACGATTTAGAGTTGTTCCGGAGCCCTGGGAAGTACAAAAAATCATGCCTCAAAAAGGAATGTTCGCCCTTTCTTTCACGGTGTTCCCTGGGATCTCCGAATCAATCGCAAGTACTCAGTCTAACTTTAACTTAGAAGAGGACTGGCAATTTTCACAAGGTTTAGTGGCAGAAGAGTATCAATATACCCATGAAACGAGTCGGTTTATTATTTTTAACGGGGGAGATTTCACGATTGATCCCAGAGAACATGACTTAACGATTCGAATCGAAGGGGAATCAGACGGAGAGTTTATCTTGTTCAATCGAACCACCGGTGATCGTTTTATTTATTACCCACCACTGCATCGTCGCTACGGAGAATCTTTAGTGCTAGAAAGTGTCTATCCACGTAAAAATGGGGTCTCTTGCGGCATTGATACGAACCATGGAGTGATTACATTAGCACCCGGCGAAAATCACATTGAATTACAAAATATCAGTCGTGTGAAATCCGAATGGGATTTCCGATTTCTTTATAAGTAGGTGAACCAATGTTAACGATTCGAAATTATGAAGAAACACAAGAAGAACTCCTGACCGATTACGATCAGGGATCTTTTTATGAAAACTGGCAAATGAACGAAACGTGGGAAGTTGGTTTTGTTATTCGAAAAACAATTCGAAATAGTGTTGTGTATGATTTAGTGACTTACGAGTCTTCTGTCATCTTTCAAGGCCAACAATTTGTCATCAAAGAAATGCAAGAGTCGGCAGTTGGAGAAGCGGTGTATAAAAGAGTAGTGGCCACACATGTCTATTACACGATTCAAGATGGGTATCAATACAATAAAATAACCGGTCGGCGAACCCCGATGCAACTCTTGATGCATATACTAGGAACAGGTGCTCGTGGTTTTACTTGGCAGTTAAGCGGTGGGTTTCCAGCAACTGACAAGGAAAACTTTGGAGATGCGAATTATTTACGGTTGATCAATGAAGTCTTACAGGACTTTCGTTTAGTTGTTATTCCGGACAATAAACATTTACGCTTTATGTCCGCAGATGCGTTTGGAAAAAAAGTCCATGAGCCGATTCGATTTAAGCATAATACGGATGAAGTGACATTCGATATCGACACGTACAACTTAAAAACCCAGATTCGAGGATTTGGCGCACTGAAAGAAGGCGTGGAAACAGATGATCCTCGAGAGAGTGATTATGTTTTCCCACCAGTCACACTTACCAGTCAAGAATCGGTAAAATGGGGGATTCGAATTCAAGATCCTGTTCGAGATGAACGCTATCATCATCAGGAAAGTATGATGGAACGCTTAAGAAATGAACTACAAGATACACCAAATATTTCAGGTGTTGTTAGGTTGAAGTGGAAGACTCCAATACAAAAAGGCGATCACGTTCCCTTTATTTACGAGCCGATGGGAATTTCTACGTATATCCAAGTAGTTGGGCTTAAAACATTTCCTTTAGTACCGAACAAACCACCTGAGGTGGTCCTCTCGAACACTAAAAAAACAATGACGAAACTATTGGTTCAATTACGACAGAAAGGAATGGTGTAATGAATTTAAAAGAATTAGTCAGTAATCGAATTTCAAGTGAATGGAAGAAACTATTTAACCATAATGTCCGTGAAACAAAACAAGAAGTCGACTCAATCCATACACAACAGCGTGCCATCAACCAACGGATTTCTAATCTGGTCCTTAGTGTCGGAGGAAATTCACCAACTGAAGTGGTAGATGCACGAGTGGATCATGAAGGGACGGCACACCCAACCTTAAACGATCGATTATTAAGCGGAGAACAAGGCGTTGCTAGGCGTATGCGTGAGCTAAAACTTCAATTAGCCAATCAAGGGGCTTCAGTCGAACAGATTAACGAAGTCATTCAACAATTGTTTTCGCCTAGTGCAGCCACATTAAACATCTACGTTTCTGCTACACGCGGAGATGATCGGACAGGAGTTGGGTCAGAGGAACGGCCTTATCAAACCATCCAAATGGCCGTCAATATGATTCCACTTTTAAATCTTTCTTCGATTACTATCTGGGTAGAAGACGGGGTGTATTTAGAAGATGTCCGATTAGCGAATATTCAGGGGAGTACATTGGTTATTCGCACCATTCAAAGTCAAGAAACGTTAGCTCCAGCTACTCGTGATTTGCCGGTAAAAGTCAGAAGTATTGGCTTTTTCTTCTGTAGTGGCTATTTTCAAATTTTAGGTATTCAAATAGTGGATACTGCGAATGCTCCTATTTTCCAAGGCAGAAGATATGGGATCATGAATGAGCAAGGCGGTTATATGGCGATCGCTTCTTGTAAATTTGGGGAGTCTACCCAACAAGCATCTTATAATGCGCTTTACTGTGGCGGGGCATCGAAGATGAATGTTTATGGACGAACTACTTTTGTGAACCAAGCACTCGCGATTCATTCACGACTTATGGCAGAAATTAACGTGGGAGATATTTCGGGTTCTGGAAATACCGTAGGTTTTCGTTGTGACTCAGCGACTTTACGAGGAACCACACCTTCCGGTTTTGCTAGTACAGCGACTCAAACTGCAGGTGTCGGATTGATTGTAACTAAAGGGACGGTGTTGTAAATGGAAGAAAATCAGTTTTTTAAGGTTGCAAACAAACCCATTGTTATTGATACGGTCCAACAAGCTATCATTGACAACGGGACCACTTTTTATTCTCATGACCGTGGAACGGCAAAAATCGACTTCTTTTTAAAAAATGAAGGAGTAGCTTTTTCTATCCCACAAGGAACACTTATTCCAATTCGATTAACGTTTCCTTTGGAGACGGCCGAGGATGGGCTAGCGAGACATGATTATTTAGCTGTAGTAGATGATCCGGTCAATGGTCATGTGCATATTGTATTAGAAGAGAATATTTTAGGGTATCAGGGAGTTGTAGAGGGTTCTGTTTATGTAAACTTTCCAAATCAACAGTCCCTTGATACTGCTGGACGATTTAGGTTCAGAATCCATCGTAGTCCTTTGGAAGAAACGACAAATGAAATTGATGCCTATTACTTCAATGGGTTTAATTGGTTTGCCCAGCAAGTCGAAGAATTGACGGATTCAACCAAACAGGAGATTGAAAAACTATTTGCTCGAGCAAATGACCAATCGGTTAGTTTGGAAGAAAAGGTAAAAATGCTGGATGAAAAAATTAATCAAACTGAGCAACAAATCAACGAGCTAGGTAATCTAAAACGGATGTACTCAAACAGCATTGATTTTGGGAATTATGACTATTCAGGGAATGGCAATTTATTACCAAAGATTACAGCTGCCCATTTTACATCGGGAAATGGAGCTACAGTTGAAGATGGACCAGATGGCGAGATCATTTTCACGTTAGATGGATCTGCACAACTAACTAAATTTAATACAAGCATGCGTTTACCCGCTCTTAAAAACGGAAAGAGATACACCATCAGCGCTGAGATTATGCTACATGAAGGTTTAGAGGGGGATGCCTCTAATATTCGATTAACTAATACCTACGTACCAGGTGGAAATATCATGCTGTCTACAGTTAGACCTTCCCCAACGGCTACTAATAGCTGGCAGACAATCAAGGGTACGCAAATAGCAACTTATGCGACTACACCGCCTCAGCAGTGGTATTTAGTCTTACAAGATGTTACAGCATCAAGTCGAATTAAGGGTAAAATCTCTCTTCGAAACATAAAGATAGAAGAAGGATCGGTTGTTACGCCTTATCAACCTAATCTATTATTTGCACCTTACCAGATTTCTAGGATAGCCTTGAACGAAAATTTAGCAAATAAAAAACAAGCTTTCCCGATAAGTAGTCGACAGTATTTAGTTTACTCTGCTGAAATGATTGAATCATTTATTACTAACCAAACATATACATTAACTTTGAAAGGAACCAAGCTAGGTACACAATCATTTAGAGTATATACAACTGGTCCCAATAGTACCTCTAATATCGGGGACATGGAAATAGTAGAAGGTTTAGCAGATACATGGAGACTGACATTCACTCCTTCAGAAGCAAACTTAAGCGGGAGTGTTTCTCCTAACACGTTACAAATCTACCAATTTCCTCAAGCAACAATGGGGCAAGTAACGATTGACTCATTAAAAATAGAAAAAGGAGGGATAGCTACTCCCGATATTTCTGAGCACAAGTACTTTGGTGAAGGTTTGAAAGACAGTAATAATCCATACGACTATAGCTGGGATGTTACACCTGAGTACACTGAAAAAAGGTTGAATGACAAAGTAAGTCTGACAGAGCCACAGTCTATTGAAGGAACAAAGGATTTTCTTGATCAGCCTTATATTGAAGGTGAACGTATATCAACTGAAAAGTTTGGAATATCCTTAATTGGTGGAAGATTAATAGGAGTACCTGTTTCAAATGGCACTGTTTTAAATTGGGGTAGCCCGTATGCGTATGATAATGAGCGATCAAAAACGAATGATTTATTTACACTATCTGAAGACAATAAAACTTTAACGATTCTAAAAAACTGTGCGCTTCAATTTGTCGGTAAATTTACCTGTCAAACGAACGATGCCAGTTACTATGCTTATCTTGGGATGCGTGTAAACGGAGCGAGCGACTGGCGTGTAGCTGGTATAGCAGGAACGTTAAATTGGCGCAATGATGTTGGCTGGTTTTGTGTAAGAAAGTTTAATGCTGGAGAACGTGTCACGCTTGTGACAGAAACTAATTTTACCACTGCTTCAGTGAATAATTGGGGTGTTGATCAAGTGTATATCAAAGAAGTTTTGGCAACATAAAAGGAGGAAAATATGAAATCAATTTGGCAGTATGGACGAACAGGCGGGAAATATGTTGGGGAAGTCTTAGATGATAGTGTGATATCTGTTCCGTATACAGATGTCCCACCATTAAAAGGAATTGAATTAGCAGATCAGTTTTTTATTCCGACAGAAAATCGTTGGCAAGAATTAGAAAACTCAACACTTCGTGAAAAATTGGAAAATCTTGAATATTTGTATGAAGAATTAAAAAAGCAAGATGAATGTAAAAGCGAACAGATTCAACAGATAGGGGAACTGAATGCCACACTTATGATGAACGATATTCAACTTGCCAATCAGTTGGCCGAAGTAAAGGAGGCGCTCCAAGATGTTTAGTTATGAACAAATTGAACGAATGTATCGCCATGGTTTTTTCACTGCCGAACAAGTCAGAATGTTTGTGCCGTTAGCAATTTCTGAAAAACAATTAAAAAAACTACTGAGAGAAGTAGAATAGGCGGTGACTTATGGAAGGAATTACTATCGGGGAGTGGATCGCGATCATAACACTCGGCGGCACATTGATTGTAGGTGTGGCGAAATTTTATGCGATGTTCACGAAACTTGATCACACGTTAGGAAAATTAGAAAAGACGATCATTCGGGTAGAAAAAAGTCAGATTGACTATGGCAATCGGCTTTCAATTATTGAAGAACAAATCAGATCTATTTTTAAACAAATTGGAAAGGGGAGAAAATAA